GCCAAATACATCGCCGTATGCGCCGGCATTCCGCCGTCGTCGGTCAACCAGTTGGACCTGGCTGACCTCAACGCGCTGAGTTGGGCCGTCGCGAGTTTTTTCATGAGTGCGGCGTCGGCGCCATCACCGACCTGATCGCAGTCGCCTATGACCTGGCCTGGTTCTGGAAGGTTGACCCCGAACAGATGATGGCCAGGCCACTGGATGTGCTCCGCGAATCGCTGGAGCACGCGCAACGGATCAATGCGATGCAGCAGGTGCAGTGATGGCGAACATACAACAAAGCATGAGCCTGACGAACATTCAGACCACGGTGAACATGTCCGTGGTCGTGATTAACGCCCAGAAGCTGGACACCCAGCTCAAGGGCATCAAGGCCAGGATCGGCGCATTCAAGAAAAGCATCGAGGACAGTCTTGGCACTCTCGATGCGGGCGCTTTCATCAATGGGGGCGGGCTGCTGGAACCCTTCATCAGCGGCATCAAAAAGGCAATCAAGGCAGAAGATGAACTCGAGGGAAAATCCAGTAAAACCACGACGCTGAAAGCGCCTGAGGTCTCGCTCGGTAATACAGCGACCAACCTCAAGCAGTTCAACGATGCGGTAGAGGGTATTTCCTTGAAAATGGGGCAGGCGCTGCTGCCGGCCGTCAACAGTGTGGTCACCGGCCTGATGCCGTTGATCACTGCCGTTGGCGAATTTGTCGCCAATAACCCTTCACTGGTCGAGGGGTTGGCGGCGGCAGCCGTGGCCTTTACGGTGGTCACCGCAGGGGCCATGGGGCTCGTTGCCGTGATGGGGCTGCTGACTTCTCCGATTGGCATCGTCGCGGCAGTGATTGCCCTGACAGCGGGTTTGATTGTGGCTTACTGGAAGCCGATATCGGGATTCTTCAAAGGTATCTGGCAAGCGATGCAAGGGGCGGCGGAGTCGACGTTTTCAGCGTTCCAGAGCCTGTTCAACTGGAAGCCGCTCGAGGCGCTGAAGGAGGCGTGGGCACCGATCAGTGGCTTTTTCGGTTCGCTCTGGCAGGAAGTAAAAAACTTGTCCGCACCCATCGTCGATTTTTTCAAGACGCTGTTTTCCTGGCATCCGCTTGTCATGGTTGCCAGTAATTGGCAGCCGCTGGTGGGGTTGTTTTCCGCGCTCTGGGATTTGCTCAGGGCTTTGGCGGTGCCGGTGATCAGCTTTTTCAAGAAGCTCTTTGACTGGAGCGTGCTGGACAACGTCGCCCGTACCTGGCAACCGGTGGTTGCGTTCTTTTCGGCGACATGGGATGTGCTTCGTGCGCTGGCCGCGTTGGCGGTCGATTTTCTCAAAGGCCTGTTCGACTGGTCGCCGACGCAGATGTTTCGTGCAGCCTGGGACCCGGTGAGCAACTACTTCTCGGGGATGTGGCAAAACCTGCAAGTGCTGGCGCAACCGACGGTGGATTTTTTCAAAGGCCTGTTCGACTGGTCGCCGTCTGAGGTGTTTCGTGCAGCCTGGGACCTGGTGAGCAATTACTTCTCGGGGATGTGGCAGAACCTGCAAGTGCTGGCGCAACCGACAGTGGATTACTTCAAGGGACTCTTTGATTGGTCACCCCTGGACATGTTCAAGGCAGGTTGGGAGCCAGTCACCGAGTGGTTCTCCACTTGGTGGGGCAAGCTGCAAGAACTGATCGCGCCGATCAAGGAAATGTTCAACGGTGGCTTTGGCGGTTTCATTGCCAGTGTTACCGGTCAGGTCGAAGGCCTGACCGCGGCGCAACAGAAAACCAATGCCGAAGGCAAGGGCGAGCTCTCACCTGCGTTCTTTGGTGCCAGCAATGACACGGCGCTGCTGCCGAACAACCTGGCCCAAGGCTCCAACGCCTTGGTGCAGCAAAGCGCCGCCAATAACCGCACGCAACTCGAAGGCGGCTTGACCGTGCGCTTCGAAAACGCACCGGCCGGGCTGCGCACCGATCAACCGCAAACCAATCAACCGGGGCTGTCGCTCAATTCGCGCATCGGCTATCGCTCGTTGTCTCTGGGAGGTTCCAATGAATTGGCGTGACCGTTTGTTGCCGGCGTCCTTTCGAGGTGTCGGTTTTTGGGTCGATCAGGCGAAAACCCCGGTCGGCCACAAAGGCCAGTTGCATGAGTATCCGCAACGCGACCAGCCGTTTTTCGAAGGCCTTGGCCAGCAGGCGAAGATCCACGACCTGACGGCATTCATCGTCGGCGCCGATTGCCTGGAGCAGCGCGACAAACTGCTCAAGGCGCTGGAGCAGGGCAGTGGTGAACTGGTCCACCCGTGGTTGGGGCGGATGCAAGTGAAGGTCGGTGAATGCGACATGACCCACACCCGCCAGGACGGCGGGTTGGTCACCTTTGCGCTGAAGTTCTACCCCGATCAACCCCTGCAATTTCCGACCGCCACGGTCAGCACGCAAAAGGTGCTGCTGTCATCGGCGGACACGCTGCTGGGCTCGGCGGTGGCGCGTTTCGAACAGGCCATGACCCTGATCAAGGCCGCGCGGATCGGCATCGCCAATCTGCGCAACAGCCTGACCGGGGTCTATGAAGTAATCCAGGAACAGCTCAAACCGTTGATCGAGGAGTACCGGCAACTCAGCGAGCTGGTCAAGGCAGTCAAGGAATTGCCCAAGGAAGTGGCGGCGGAATTCAAGGGATTGCTCGGCGACATCCAGGAGCTCAAGGACTTCGCGAAGGAGGGCTATCGTGGCGTGATTGCCAACGTTTCCCAGCAGATCGAAGCCATCCGCAAGGCTGATGCACCAAAGCTCACCACTGGCAAGGACACTACGGCGGCGGCGCAAGCCATGGCCGATCTGGTGCAAGACACGCTGCTGGTGAAGGTGGCGCAATGGGTCGCCTCGATGCCGGTGGCGTCGACGCCGGTGAAACTGACGTCGCAGCCGTCGCTGGATCATCAGACGCTGCAGCCGGTCACCCGTCAGGAAGTGCCGGTCACCGACGATTTGCAGTTGTTGCAAAAGGAGTTGAACGAAGCGATCCAACTGGCACTGAACAAGGCCAGTCCCGCGCACTATCAGGCCATCAATGACCTGAAGCAGAACTTGAATGCGCACCTCAAGGCGGTGGCGTCGTCCGGCGTGCGGCTGGTCAGTAAATCCTTTCAGGAGAGCTTGCCTGCCGTCGTCGTGGCCTATCGGCAATTTGCCGATGCCACGCGGGTCACGGAAGTGACTCAACGCAACGGTGTTGCCCATCCGTTGTTCCTGCCGCCCAACGATGTGAAAGTTTCCGGGAAGTGAACCATGAACGACATGGATAACAGGGTCACCCTGACCGTCGGCGGCCTGGAATACGGTGGCTGGAAAAGCGTGGAAATCACTGCGGATCTGGAGCGTCAGTTCCGCACCTTTAAACTCAACATCACCTGGCAATGGCCGGGGCAGACCGTGGACAAACGGATCCAGCCCGGTGACGCCTGTGAAGTGCGCATCGGTCAGGATCTGGTGCTGACCGGGTATGTGTTCAAGGCTCCGATCAGTTATGACGGGCGGCAGATCAGCCTCAACATCGAAGGCAGTTCCTGCACCCAGGACCTGGTGGATTGCGCCGCGACCAACCGCCCGAACCAATGGCATGAGCAATCGCTGTTGAGCATCGTCGAAGCGCTGGCGATCACCTACAAGGTGTTTGTGGTCAGCGAAATTCCCGAGACCGCCCGGCTCAGCAGTCACACCATTGTGCCGGGGGAAACGGTGTTTCAATCCATCGACCGCTTGCTGACCTTGTTCAGGGTATTTTCTACCGATGATGCCCAGGGCCGGCTGGTGCTGGCCCGACCTGGCAGTGGTGGCCGGGCCAGCGATGCGCTGGAGTTGGGCAAAAATATTCTGTCGGCCAACGCGCCGATGGATTACAGCCAGGTGTTCTCCGAATACCGGGTGATCGGTCAGCACAAGGGCACCGACAAGAAGAGCGGGGCAGCAGTCAGCGAGGTTGAATCGGTGTCCGCCGACCTGGGCTACAAGCGTCGGCGGGTCACGGTGATCAACGAAGGCATGCAGATCAGCCCCGAACTGGCGTTGCAACGGGCCAACTGGGAAGCCGCCACCCGCGTGGGCAAGGCGTTGACCACCACTTATCAGGTGCAAGGCTGGCGACAGTCGAACGGCGACTTGTGGCGCCACAACACGCTGGTCAGGGTCAAGGATCCGGTACTCGGGTTCGATGACGACATGCTGATCTCGAAGGTGACCTACTCGCTATCGGCGCAAGGCTCGGTCACCACCCTGCAAGTCGCACCGCCGCATACCTTCGACGCCAATCCCGAGCCCCCGAAGAAAACCTGAGCCTTGCCACCGAACCCTGTGGGAGCGGGTGTGGCGAGGGGGCTTGCCCCCGTTCGACTGCGAAGCAGTCGCAAAACCGGTAACTGCTTTCTAATTCATGATCGCGGTGACTGGTTTTAGGTGTGCTTCGCACCCCAACGGGGGCAAGCCCCCTCGCCACACAAGCCCGCTCCCACACTCGACCGCGTTCGACCTGATCATTGAAGGACCCCCAATGAGCCTACTGACACGCCTGTTGGCGCGCGGCACTGTCGTGCTCGCCAACTCGGCCACCAAGCTTCAATCGCTGCAAATGCGCCTCACCGCCGGCGAAGTGAACGACGACATGGAGCACTTCGAACCCTACGGTTTCACCAGCAATCCGCTGGCCGGTGCCGAAGGTATCGCCACCTTTCTGGGCGGTGATCGCTCCCATGCCATCGTGCTGGTGGTCGCTGACCGTCGCTATCGCCTGCAGTCCCTGGCCGCTGGCGAAGTGGCGATCTACACCGACGAAGGCGACAAAATTCACTTCAAGCGCGGGCGGATCATCGACATCGAAACCGCCACCCTGAACATCCGCGCCAGCAGCGCGGTGAACATCGACACGCCGGCCATCAACCAGACCGGCAAGATCGTCTCCCAGGGCGACCAGATCGCCGGCGGCATCAGCCAGATCAAACACGTGCATGTCGGCGTTCAACCGGGCAACGGCCAGACCGGCGTACCGGCAGGAGGGCAGTGATGTTGATCAGCCAAAACCTGCATGCCGCACTGACCCGTTCAGTGCTGATCAGCCTGTTCACCTGGCGCCGCGCCGCCGATGACGACG